CAATGTTTTCCATGTAATGATCTTTATTGTGATGAGTCTTACAATCTATCCGAAAGATTATAGGAACTCATTCAAAGACATTAAAGATTTTTACCGAGCGTACTTACTTGGAAAAGACTTTCAGATGGTGTCTTACTGGTTTGTACCAAGGGACATAATGGTTTCTTGTTTCCAATCAAAGACGACTCGGTAAGTCGATAAACTAGCCCTGGTGCGGATGGGATAACTCCCGCCCAGTTTCTTGCTTCTGGTCAAAGAGCAAGTGGCGTGCATGTAAAGGCCTGTTGGGGTGGCTATGCCACCCTTTTTTATTGGGACTTTATAAAGGTTATTAAAATTGCATATCTGGGATATTTCGAAGTTATTTTTGAGTCTGGAGTAATTGCTGTGTGATGTAGTCTTGGATCAAAAATTGTCAGAGAGTTTTCTGTTCCGTCTAAGGCTATTGAACCATTCTTTGTTCTTACAAGAGTCCCATATTTTTTATCTGGATTTTGTAAGTAGTAAATGCAACTTATCAACTGACCTTCATGGTGACTGTGATAATGATTGTCTGTATATGATTGTAAATCTTCATCGAAATATAAAGTATTCTTTATATCTTCATTGTCATACGATCCAACCTTGTTTATCCAACAAGACTCAAATTTAACTTTAAGATTTAAATATTTTTTTGCATAGTTATTTGCACCAGAGACTGACTTTACAAATAGATTCTTCCAACAATCCAATTCTAATAAAGTTCTATTGAAAAACTTTTCCGCCATGATTGGTGGATGTAGTTCTTCTATTTTCCTATGAGTTGAAATGTATAATTCTGCTTGTGATATTAGGTCTTCTCTGTCTCTATCATTTAAAATTTCATATGATTTGGAAAAATAATTTCCATCAAAATTAAAAGTATTCAATCTTGCAAATTTCCATTATTATTGGTATACTATATAGTATGATATTATTTGTTTGATCAAAAAATGAGTCGATATACTAAGACAGCACTTGTACTTGGTGCTGGTGGCTTTATTGGAAGTCATATGGTTAAACGCCTTCGTTCTGAAGGTTATTGGGTACGTGGTGTTGACCTTAAGTATCCAGAGTATTCTGTAAGTGAAGCAAACGAATTTATTCGTGGAGACCTTCGTGATGTAAACTTTGTTCGCCGTTGTATTCGTTATGGTGGAGAAAGAGGTAACTTCTACGCACAAATCGTAGATAAGTTCCTAGAACCCTTTGACGAGATCTATCAGTTCGCTGCTGATATGGGTGGTGCAGGTTTCGTTTTCACTGGAGAGAACGATGCAGACATCATGCATAACTCCGTCACCATCAACTTGAATGTTCTTGATGAACAACATAAGTTGAATGAGACTAAGGGTGTAAATAAGACTAAGATTTTCTATTCTGGATCTGCTTGCATGTATCCAGAGCACAATCAACTGGATCCTGACAATCCTGACTGCCGTGAAGAATCCGCATACCCCGCCAACCCCGATTCCGAATATGGATGGGAAAAACTCTTTAGTGAGAGACTATATTTTGCCTACCATCGTAACTACGGTATCCCTGTACGTGTTACTCGTTATCATAATATCTTCGGTCCTGAAGGAACCTGGGACGGTGGAAGAGAGAAGGCACCAGCTGCAATCTGCCGTAAAGTCGCTCTCCTCCCAGAGGACGGTGGATCCATCGAGGTGTGGGGAGATGGCCTACAGACTCGTTCCTTCCTGTACATTGACGAATGCATTGAAGCGTCTAGACGATTGATGGATTCTGAGTTCATTGGACCAGTAAACATTGGTTCTGAAGAAATGGTTACTATCAACCAACTTGTCGAAACTGCTGCTAGAGTTGCAGGTAAGAACGTAGAAAAGAATCACAAACTCGATGCACCTCTTGGTGTTCGTGGACGTAACTCCAACAATGATGTAGTTCGTAGGGAACTCGGATGGGATTATTCCCAGACTCTTGAGGAAGGTATTCGTAAAACCTATAACTGGATTAGTGAACAGATTGCACAAAAATCTCGTGAAGTTATTGAAAAGGAGTTGACTAATGTCTGATACTTTGACTAAGAAAAAAATTGAAATTAATAAAGAAGATGTGAAAGCTCTTGATGTTTCACATTTGCGTGATCTTTCATTAAATAGTAATGATTGGTTACCCGCAGGACAGAGTGAATACAGATTCTACGCATACATGTCTACGTGGTTTAATAATACCACTATTTTGGATATTGGTACTCGTACTGGTGGATCCGCTCTCGCTCTTTCTTATAATCCTACTAATAAAGTCAGAAGCTATGATCTAGTAGAACAGGGTGCAAGTTCAATTAAAAAAGATAATATTTCTTGGAATATCGGTGACTTCATGGAAGATGAAGACATTGATTGGGATAATGTTTCTATCGTTATGATTGATGTTGATCCTCATGACGGTTCGCAAGAACGTGTTATGATGGATTGGTTGCGTGAAAAGGGATGGGAAGGCATCCTTATGCATGATGATATCGGTCCTGGTTGGCCAGATATTCAACTGATGTGGGATGAGATTCCCGAAGAAAAGTTTGATGTGACTGAGATTGCTCATATGAGTGGTACTGGTATTGTCAACTTTGGAGATGCACACGAAATTACTTTTGTCTGATGAAAATTACAGTATTGGGGTCTAGTGGGCAGATTGGTGCCTACCTAACAGAATATCTTCGCAAGAAAGGTCATGATGTAATCGAGTTTGATAAGAATCTCGGTCCAGAATATGATCTAACTATAATTCCAAATAACGTATTGGAAGACAGTATCAAGGATTCTGATTTTGTATTCTTCCTCGCATTTGATGTGGGTGGTTCACGTTATCTGAAGAAGTATCAACATACTTTTAAGTTCATTGATAACAACACTCGTTTGATGGCAAATGCTTTTGGACTGATTGAGAAGTACAATAAGAGATTTGTCTTTGCATCATCTCAGATGAGTAACATGAGTTACTCTCCTTATGGTGTAATGAAACGTGTAGGAGAACTCTATACTACTGCACTGAAAGGACTGACTGTTAAGTTCTGGAATGTCTATGGTATTGAACATGACCATGAGAAGTCTCACGTCATCACTGACTTCATTCGTAAGGGATTTGAAGAGGGTGACTTTGAGATGATGACTGATGGTACTGAAGAACGTCAGTTCCTTTATGCAGAAGATTGCTGCGAAGCACTTGAAACAGTAATGGAAAACTTTACTGATTTCAAACCAGAAGATCCCCTTCACATTACTTCTTTCCGTTCTACATCAATCAAAGAAGTTGCTTCAATTATCATGGGTCTGTTCAATAGGATTGATAGACCAGTCAGAATTAATCCTGGTCTTGCCAAGGACAGCGTTCAGTTGGATAAGAGAAACGAAGCAGATAATTACATTATGGGTTGGTGGTTACCTAAAACCAACATGCAGGATGGTATTGCTGCCGTCTTTGATGAAATGAAAAAGGAGTATGGTTATCAATGAAAGACAAATCAATCACCGTAGAAGACTACGAAAAGTACGGCAAAGAGTTCTTTGATAAGTATTTTTATATTGCCAAAGAACTTGGAGAAGGTGCAAAAGCAGAAGACGTTCTTAAAATCATGGAATCTCTTGCAATGGTTGTCATGAAAAAGAGAATGGAAGATGAAGGCAAGATTGGGCCTTTCGGATTTATTCGTGATCAGATTGAAGAAAATGACGAAGTTCAAGATTAATCTACATTGTAATGATTCTCTAAAACCATCCACATCCGATAAGAACACTTCTAAGTTTACTGAGTGGGTGTATGATGGTTCCGGTGCAGTAAGTCTGTATGTGAATCAAAGGTCACTAGATGTGCTTCAGGATGTTTCATCAACACCAAAGTACATCTGGTTACTAGAATCTAAACAAATTATTCAAGGTGTTTATGATTGGATTCTTGCAAACTATGACTTTGTTGCTTCCAGAGTGGACGGTATTCTTAGTTGCGATAAAGAACTTTGTGAAAAATATCCTAAGTTTCAATACGCACTAACTAATGCAGCTCCCTGGATTGAAGAACGCAAGATCTATGAGAAGACTAAACTGGTCTCTATGATCTCTTCAAACAAGTCTATGGTTCCTGGTCATCGTAAGAGACTGGAATTTGTAAACAAGTTTAGAGATCAAGTAGATCTTTATGGCAGAGGATTCAACGATCTTCCCCGTAAGGAAGAAGGTATCCGCGATTATATGTTCTCTGTGGCAGTAGAGAATGCCGTCTATGATACATACTTTACGGAGAAACTTACAGACTGTTTCGCCACAGGAACGATTCCTGTCTTCTACGGATGTAGAGGAGTCACAGAATATTTCAACGAAGATGGAATTATATTCCTAGATGATGACTTTGACATTTCCACACTGACTGAAGACCTTTATCATTCCAAACTTGATGCGGTCAAAGATAACTTTGAACGTGCAAACAATCTGCCAGTGGCAGAAGATTACCTATACGACACTTACTGGAAATGAGTACTTATAAAGGCTGGGAAGCCGAAAAACAAATCGCAGTTGACTATCTAGAAACTTGCCGTAGTGCAGTTGCAGATGATGAAATCTTTGCAAAGTTTAAGTCTTTGGAAGGATATAAAAATATTCTGGAACATGTTACCCCTGTACAAGGTTTAGAATATCTACAACTTGCAACGGAAATGGCTGGTGACGCCTTGAAAGAGCACATTGAATCTTTTAAGGAGAACGATAAAATTGGTACTCCTGATAAGTTTCCTTTCCCAGAGATTGGAAGTCTTTCTCCCACCACCATTCGATACATTAAGAATGTATTTGAAATGGCAACTCTTATTAAAGATGCTCCCATCAGTCGTGTAGTAGAAGTTGGTGGTGGTTATGGTGGACTTTGTAAGACTTTGAGTGTGGTCTGCGATTTTGATGAATATATTCTGGTTGATCTCCCAGAAGCAGTTGCAGTCCAAGAGAAGTATCTAAAGAACTTCCCAGAAGTTTATGCAAAATGTAAGTTCATCAGTTGTGATGATGTAGAAGAAGTTAAAGATGTTGATCTGTTTATTAGTAACTACGCACTTTCTGAGTGTGACTATGATACCCAGGTAAATTATTATGATAAGTTGGTTGCAGATTCTAAGTTTGCTTATATTATCTACAACCTTGTCAACTTTAATGATTTCTACTATAATAAATTTACCGAAAGGATGAGTGAACGGTTTGAATTCACTACCGAAAAAGATTACGAAAACACTGTTATTCTAGCAAAGGAAAGAAACTGATGAATCGTATCAAAGACTATGATGAACTAGAGGATCGGATTGTAAAATGGATTTCCGATTATTGCCTTATCAATAAAATTAAGAGTCTAGTTGTGGGAATTTCTGGAGGAATTGATTCTTCAGTTGTTTCCACTCTTTGTGCATTGACTGGCATTAGAACTTATGTGGTTGGAATGCCTATCAATCAAATTGAAAACCAAGAGTCTTTGTCCGATGCTCATGGTGCATGGTTGACTAAAAGGTTTACAAATGTGGAGTTTGTCAAAACAGATATGAGTTCTGTTTACGATTCTTTTCTGCAAACAATTTCTACTGATACTGGGGAAAGGTTTGCAACTAATAAACTCGCACAAGCTAATACTCGTTCTCGTCTCCGTATGGTGACCCTGTATCAGATCGCAGGATCCGTCGGCGGTATTGTTGTTGGTACTGGTAATAAGGTAGAGGATTATGGTGTAGGTTTCTATACTAAGTATGGGGACGGTGGTATTGATATCGCTCCCATTGCAGATCTATATAAGACTGAAGTATGGATGCTTGGTGAACATCTGGGTGTTGATGAACGAATCATCTCCGCTGCACCCACTGATGGTCTTTGGGATGATGGACGCACTGATACTGATCAACTCGGTGTTTCTTATGAGATGCTTGAGTGGGTAATGGAATCGGGAATCACAAATTGGCATAGAGAACCAGTAGACCAGTTGACCCAATGGATGGGTAAACAACTAACAGAAGAACAGAAGGAAGCAATTCATCAATACTCGAAGTTCAATACTCAGAACAGACATAAGATGGTGGATATTCCTACCTTCAAACTAAACGAACCTGAACCATCGCATATCCTTACATGACTTATTATGTTTCCCCAGAGTTTAATCAAAAAGAAACTATTGAACTCAAACTCACTCCATATGAAGCTAAAGTAATTGTTCATTATTTGAGTGAATGTGATCATCGTCAAATTAACGAACCCTTTATCAATTCTATTCTGAAGAAACTGAAATCATGAAAATTGGTCTTATTGGCGCAGGACGCCTTGGTATTTGTTTATCACTATTGATTGAACAAGCTGGATATGAAGTTCTAGTTTCGGATATTCGTAGTGACTATGTTTCTGACTTAAATAGAAAGAGAATTAACACCACAGAACCAGATGTCGAATGGCTTCTTAGACAAACTACAAAGTTTGAAGCGACCACGAATAACCAACGTGTCATCGACGAGTGTGACATTGTTATTTGTCTTGTTGCAACTCCTTCTCTTGCTGATGGTTCTTATGATGTAAGTTCTGTTTGGGAAGTTGTTGAAGATTTCAAAAACTCTAAGGCAAAACTTAGTGGAAAAACTTTTGTAGTTGGTTGTACAACTAATCCTGGAGACTGTGCCAAGTTCCAAGAACACTTGGATTATTTTGGTATGAATGTTGTTTACAACCCAGAGTTTATCGCACAGGGAAGTATTATTCGTGATCTGCAGAATGCAGATATGGTTCTCATTGGTGGTGCTGATGATAATGTATTTGATATCCTAAAAGAAATATATGCAAAAATTCAGACATGTCCTCCTAACTATGGACGCATGTCTACAACATCCGCAGAGATTGTTAAGATTGCAATCAATTGTTATATGACGACAAAGATCAGTTTTGCAAACATGATCGGTGAAGTTTTAGTTCTTTCTGGTCTTGAAGATGAGATTGATTCAGTTCTAACATCTATTGCAAGTGACAGTAGAATCGGAAGTAAATATCTGAAGTATGGATTTGGTTTTGGTGGACCTTGTTTGCCACGAGACAATAGAGCTTTCGGAAAGTATGCAGAGAAACTTGGATTAAAATATAATCTTGGTAGTACCACAGATGATTTCAACAATGAACATGCCAAGTTCTTAAAGAATTATTTCTTGAATAAAAACACTGAAAATCTTCCCTTCCACTTTGAATATATTTCCTATAAGAGAGGTACAGATATCCTAACCGAGAGTCAACAATATAAACTTTGCACCGATCTTTTGGATGCAGGATCTGAAGTTTATGTCTCTGATAACCCACATATTATTAAACAAGTAGAGGTCTTGTTAACCGATAAATATGGTGATAGGATTCACTTTGGGGAACCTCCTGAAAATATTAGTATATTTGCAATTAAACTATGATTGGTTATAATAGACTTGGAAGCAATGGGCGTTTGGGAAATCAAATGTTCCAATATGCATCTCTGAGAGGAATCGCTGATAAAAATGGTTATGACTGGTGTATTCCATCAGAAGAATATGATCACAAAGATAACTATGGTCTTTTTGAAACTTTCATGATGACCAATGTTGGTCCTAAGAATCTTGGATTTGTTCAGGGTGATTATGTTCAGGAAAATGATCATTGTTTCCTTCCCGACTTTTTTACAGATCTTCCAGATAATGTAAGTCTTGACGGATATTTTCAGACTGAAAAATACTTTGCACACATCAAAGATGAAATACTTCAAGATTTCAAATTTAGAGAAGATTATTTCATACCTTGTCTGGAGTACATTGATAGTCTGGATCGCCCTCCTATTTTCTTGCATATTCGTCAGTCCGATAATATTGGAAGAGAACAGTATCACCCCATCCTCCCGATACAATTTTTTGAAGATTCGCTAAAAGAATTTCCCGAAGATACTCCCTGTTTTGTCTTCACTGATGACATGGAGTGGTGTAAGAAACAGGAATTCTTCAAACAGGATCGTTTCCTGTTTAATGAAAGTAATGGTAGATATACATATCGTACTATTGATGGTACTGGACAGATGCAGAACACTCTGTTGCCTCAAGTGGATCTGTGTCTGATGAGCCTTTGTTCTGGTGCTATCATTGCAAACTCATCGTTCTCCTGGTGGGGAGCATGGTTGCAGAATGATCGTGGTAAGGTAGTTGCGCCAGATCCTAAAAAGTGGTTTGGTACTGCAATGACTCACCTAGATACTTCAGACATCGTGCCTGATCGTTGGACTATTCAAGAGTGGAGTAAGTAATGGCTGTATCATTTAAAGGACTTGGTAACGAGGGGCGCCTTGGAAATCAAATGTTTCAATACGCATTTATCCGTGGTCTTGCCGAGAATCGTGGTTTTGATTGGGTGATTCCTGGCCCAGAAGCAGATCGTCTAGACAATTATGGTTTGTTTGATGCATTTGAACTCACTAACTGTGATCTAAATAAGAACACTGGAGAACCCTTCTACAAGACTGTAGAATATCGGGACATGCATTTCAATGAAGATATCTTCAACAATTGCGAGGACAATACGAACTTTTCGGGCAATTTCCAAACGGAAAAGTATTTTGAGGCCATCTCCTCGTCTATCCGTGAGGATTTCACTTTTAAGCGGGCGTATCTGGAACCGTGTCAAGAGTTTATTGATTCTCTTGGCGGTCGGGATAATTGTATCTTTTTGCACGTTCGTCGCGGTTCTCCAAATCTTACTGGTCGGAGAGGTGAAAAGTGGTCTTATCAGATGGTGCAGGAATACCATCCACTCTGTAAAGCTGACTATTATCTTGAAGCTTTGAAGATGTTCCCAGAAGATAAGAACGTGATCGTTGTGTCCGATCTTATTGACTGGTGCAAACGTCAAGAGTGGTTGCAGGGTGATAGATTCCATTTCTCCGATTCATCTTATGAGACCTTCGGAGACGGTGCTGCCGTCCCCTACATTGACCTTTGCCTCATGAGTCTGTGTGGTGGTGCGATTATCGCTAACTCTTCTCTGAGTTGGTGGGGCGCCTGGTTGCAGGGACTTGATTCAAAAGTTGTTGCTCCTGACCCTTGGTTCGGTCCTGCATATGCACATTACAATATGAAGGATATGATCCCTGAGAGATGGGTGAAGATTCACAATGACCCGTCCCCTATCGCTGCAGAAGAATGAATGATTTAACTTTTTTGTTACCATGTAGAATTGAGTCTGAAGATAGACTTAGAAATGTTGTTACATCGGTAACTCATCTTTTAAATAGATTTCCAGAGTCTAAAGTTCTGGTTAAAGAAGTAGATACTAGATCTCACTTTAAATTCAGAGCTTTGCCTGTCATTAAAAAGTATGCTGATACAGAAAAACTGACTCATATCTTCGAAGAAAGTGATGAAAAGTTTTTTCATAAAACACGTATCTTAAATGATCTTTTGGTTGCTTCTGACACCGAGATCGTTTATAATCATGATGTAGATGTTGTACTACCTATGGGTAGTTACATTTCGGCTTATACACAAATTAAGTCAGGTCAGTACGATGCAGTATATCCATTTGGATGTGGTGTTTATCAATGGGCTGTAAACTACTCTGAAGATTTAATGTTTAAGTTCTTAGAGTCCAATTTTGACACTAATGTTTTAAACTCTAACAAGTTTAGAGTTGCCTCTTCCATTGGTTGGGGTCAGATGATCAAGAGAGAAACGGAAGTTTCCATTGGACTTTGGAATGAAAACTTTATTTCTTGGGGTGCAGAAGATTGTGAATTTTATTTCAGATTAAATTCTTTCGGTAAGAAAGTCGGGAGAGTTTATGATGATGTTTACCATTTTGAACATGGTAGAACATTTAATTCTCACTACCATAATCCAAAATTTATGGATAATCATAATCTTTGGCAAAATATTAGAACTTGGGATTCTAATACACTACTTAAATACTATCAATCACAATCTTACGTAAAAACAAGGGGAGAACAATTAAATGTTAGCTTTCAATGATCTTGGAAATATGGGTCGTCTGGGAAACCAGATGTTCCAATATGCAGCCCTAAGAGGTATCGCCGCTGCAAAAGGATATGATTGGTGCATTCCACCATATTCTGCAGAAAGAGTTGATAACTATAGTCTTGCAAATTGTTTTTTAATGGGCAGTGTTAAGTCTACCAATCAATATATTCTTGATCGTGGACATGCTCCTGTTGTGCAGGAAAAGGGATTTAATTTTGATGAAGAACTTCTTCAATTATGTCCTAATGATGTTTCTTTGCGTGGATTCTTCCAGACTGAGAAATATTTTGCACATATTAGAGATGATATTCGTAATGATTTTACCTTCGATGAAGATCTCAGTGTTCCTGTAAAAGGATTCATTGATGAACTCAAAGATCCCATCTTCCTTCATGTACGTCGTGGTGACCCAAACCTTGTGGATGCTCGTGGATTTAAGTGGGCATATACGGAGTGTTCGGATCAACATCCCCCCCAACCCTTAGAGTACTACGAAAAGGCCCTTGCACTCTTCCCTGAAGATCAAGAGGTTGTCGTCGTCTCAGACTCGCCTGAGTGGGTAATGGAACAGGAACTGTTCAAACCTGATAGGTTCTATGTCTCCACACCCGAGGAGAAGTATCCTGATGGATCTTACACTCCTTATGTTGACCTGTGCATTATGGCTAATTGTAAGGGTGGTATTATTGCTAACTCCACACTATCTTGGTGGGGTGCTTGGTTGCAGAATGGTGCTGGTAAGATTATTGCACCTAAGACTTGGTTTGGTCCTGCATATGCAAAGAACGATACTAGCGATCTTTATTGTGAAGGTTGGGAAGTTATCTGATGGAGACTGCTGTAATGGATAAAAACAAGTCCGCATACAAATTAAAAGGTATTGGACCCATCTATTACATCAATTTAGATGGACAACCAGAGAGAAAATCTTATATGGAATCAATGTTCTCTTATTGGGACATTGAAAATTACGAACGAATCTCTGCTTATGATGGTAGAGAGGATGACCTAAGTGATATCATTCACGGTAGGTATCCATCCAATATGAGTTCTGGTGAGGTTGGATGTGTAACTTCACACCTTAAACTGTTAAAACATTTTCTTGAGACATCTGATTCTCCATACTGTATTGTCATGGAAGACGATGTTGATATTAGTGTTGCAAAATACTGGAACTTTACCTGGGGACAATTCCTTGCAAGACTGCCTTATGATTATGATGTAGTTCAACTTGCAGTAATTTGTCCAGGAACTCTACATGTAAATCTACATCGTAGATTCGTAAACGATTTTTCCACGGCTTGCTACGTAATTACTCGCCATCATGCGGAAAAGGTGGTAAGATTGCATTGCCGAGGTGAGAAATATAAATTGGATCATGCAATTAAGCCCCGTGCAGTTGCTGATGATCTAATTTATAATTCTGGTAATACATTCTCGATTCCTCTTTTCTTGTATAAGATTGAATTGGGATCTAGTATTCACCCAGAACATATTGAGATCTTCCATAGGGGATCTCATGATGGTCTAAGAGAATTTTGGCAAAACCGAGGATCTGATCTTGACGTAAACAAGATAACCGACTATGATCCTTATCTTGGAAGAACATCCGAGGCTCAACCACAACCCGAACAATCTCGGGGTTGACAATTTCTAAAGAAATTGTTAGTATAAATACTTAACCTTTTGTAATATTACAAAAGGTAACAACAGGGAAATGTCGATTCCCTTTTCATCTGCGGGTAACCATTCCGCAAGTAAACAAAACGAGGTATCAAAAATGATCAAATCTGTATTCGCAGCGGTTGCTGCTGCTCCCCTTTTCGCAGGCGCTGCCCTTGCAGGTCCATACGTTAACGTAGAGGCAAACTCTGGCTTCACTGGATCGGACTACACCGGAACCACAACCGACGCTCACATTGGCTATGCTGGTGAAGCAGGTGAATCCGTCTCCTGGTATGTTCAGGGCGGCCCTAGTTTCGTCTCTCCTGATGGTGCTGCCGGTGACACTGTTCTTTCTGGTAAGGCAGGCGCTTCTGTCGCTGCTACCGATGCACTTTCCGTCTATGGTGAAGTTTCCTTCGCAACTGGCGTAGATGATGCTGACACTGGTTACGGTACTAAGATCGGTGCAACCTGGTCCTTCTGATAACCATTGAACCTTCCGCTCCTGCATTGCAGGGGCGGTTTTTTTGTGTTATAATATGATCAAGTAATTTTCGAAAATTAACTATGAAATTTGCAATCCTTTCTGGAATTATTCTTTCATCTCTTACCGCACCTGCTTTCGCTGGTCCTTACGTTAAGACTGGTCATAAGTTCACAGGTGTTGATGAAGACTATGGTGCTGCACAACATCAAGTACGTCTCGGTTATGAAACTAAAGTTGGTGTACTTGTTCCCTATATTGAAGGTGGTTTTGGCGTAGTTTATCCCGACGCTGGTGAATCTTCTACAGTCAAAGCACTTGAAGTTGGTACGAAAATGCGTCTAACTGAAAAACTTTCTGCAAATGCCAAGTTTGAAAATATTTTCAAAGACTCTGACGGAAGTCGTAATTGGAAAGTTGAACTCAAGACTAAGTATAGTTTCTGATAAGTTGGGGGCATTGAGTCCCCTTTTTTATGATCATGGCAAAACTTTTAAAGGTACTGCTTCATCCCATCACACAGTTCAACCTGATGTTAGTGGGTCTTCTGATTCTGATACAAATAATTCATACTCATGCTCACTACACTATGGAAGTTGATTCTGATTCTTATGTAAGACAGTGGTGTAAAAAGAATCAAGACAAGTGCGAATCATTTGTTGAAGAATATTGATGTCAAAAAAAGAATCTATCAAAGATCTCCAAGAGAGAGTTCAATTTTTAGAAAATGAGTATATAGAGCTAATAAGAAGATATGCCACTTTGGAACAGAAAGTGGATGATCTCGTCAATAATTTACCCAATTAAGTAAAAATAACTACAAAGGAACCTTGACAGGGTTCCTTTTTTACTATATAATATGTAAAGATTTACAACAATATGTGACATGACTGTAACAACTAACGAACTTGGACAGAATAATCTTTTTGCCAAAGAACCACAGATGGTGATAGAAGACTACAACCGTAAGGGTCTGTTTTCCCCCATGCAATACAGAGAGATGTACAATGGACGTTGGGCAATGATGGGAGTTGTTTCTGGGTTGCTTTCTTACGCAATTACTGGTAAACTATTTTTCGGTATTTTCTGAATCTATGCCCGATCCTGATGCACTATGGAAGGATATCCAGAAACTCGACGATTTGTATGAAGAGCTACTGTGGGATCCTGATGATGAATTACAATTTACAATCCAATACCATAAAGGTAATGGTAGAGTAGTTATTATTAACAAAACATTGGAGGACAAACAATGAAATTTGGATTTACACCTGAAGCAGAAATTCTTAACGCACGTCTAGCAATGCTCGGTTTCGTCATTGCTGTTGGCACTTACATTACTACTGGTCAGATCATTCCAGGAGTATGGTGATGTTATTATTTGCATCAATGTTGATAAGTGGGTTCATTTTTTGGGCAGCATTTATGACACTAGATGCAAATGATGATGACGATGACATGGATGGGGGTATGATGATTCCCGCATATAACCCCATCTAAATCATTGACTTCTTAACAATTTTTTGATAAACTTTATTCTGTTGTCTTTTCTAAACTGATGCACGGAAATCTTGAACCAGATGAAGATGTCATGAGTGATGAGTTGATTGCAAAGCGTAAATCTGCTGCTGTAATGAAGTCAATACATGATAAAATCAAAGACACTATTGCAGAACTTGGATGGGATTGTTATGATGATGTTGCTGTAGAAATTGGTGGTACATCAGTCTATGGTATTGATGGTGCTGGCACCAAGTGGGCACCTGTCAAAGGCACCCGCAAGTATAATAAGGATGCTTTCATTGTAATTAAGAATCGATCTAGGGATCCAATTGTTCCTTCTAAACCTAACCCTGAACTTAAACAAGAACATGCCTCAACTGACTCCTGAAGAAAATTATAAAGTCCCTTCAGTGGACTTTATGTTCCGTGAAGACGGAGAATTCGTCACTCGTTCTAGTGAAGAACTTTTCAACGGAAAGAAAGTAGTTTTGTTTGCACTTCCTGGTGCGTTCACTCCTACCTGTAGTGCTTATCAACTTCCTGGTTACGAAGCCTTCTATGACATGTTTGTAGAAGCAGGTGTTGATGAAGTCTATTGTCTCTCCGTTAACGACGCCTTTGTGATGAATGCATGGGCAAAAGATCAAAACATTGAGAAAGTCAAACTGATTCCCGATGGAAACGGTGAATTTACCAGTAACATGGGTATGCTTGTCAAGAAATTTAATCTTGGTTTTGCATCTCGTTCCTGGCGTTATGCAATGGTCGTTGAAGATGGTGTAATGAAACAGATCTTCATGGAAGATGGTATGGAAGACAATGCAGATGGTGACCCTTACGAGTGGTCTACTCCTGAAAAACTTTTAGAATATGTTAAGAGTTCAACGCCTTCCGTGGTTGCCTAACAACCAGTATTAATCTAATATAGATATTAAGTGGTCCAATCCGTTGGACCTTTTTCTTTGCGCCGCGTGAGGAGTTTAATTCCTGTGGCGGATGACGAGTTCAATTTATTTAATGTTCAACAAATTCCTTGCTCCGATTTTGGCTTCCATTCCCGTTGCCGCTTGTGCATATCCATTTAGTGGAATCCAAAATCCTCCACCAGTTGATGTTTCTGTCAATGAAGACAAAGCAATAAAACTTGAGGTGGATAATAAGACTTGGAAGTGTCCCACCTGCTCATCCAATGAACAGTATGTTCTTAAAGAACTCCAAGCAAAAACCAGAATCTCAGATCGCAATGCACTTGCAACGATCATGGGAAACATTAAACAGGAAAGTAACTTTCATCCCAACATATGCGAGGGAGGGGCTAGAGTTCCTTACCACGCTTGCCGTCGTGGGGGTTATGGTCTTATTCAGTGGACTTCAGTAGGACGTTATCGTAACCTTGGTAAGTTTGCCGAACGTTATAGTCTTGATCCTTCTAGTCTTGAAGGACAAACGTCTTACATGATCAATGAATCAGTCTTCCAACGTTATTTGCCTGAGTTTGAAGGTATGGGACGAACTGTATCTCAATATATGGTTCCTGCTTATTATTGGCTTGGTTGGGGAATCAGGGGAAATCGTGAACTTTATGCATACGATTATACTAGAAAATTGGTATTGACATGAATCAAGACTGGCGATACAGCGAAGATAAACTCAAACTTCGTGAACAGGCTTTAACTGTACTTCTTACTAAATTTGGACATCAACTGGATGGAGTTGTTCCAAAATACTCCAACCAATCAATCTATGAGTGTGCTCACGATTGGGTTTCCCAAGGAAATGTGAGTACCTCTGGAATTGTTAAATACTATGAGGCATATTATGCGTAAGACTATTCTTGCTATGCTTGCAGCAGTTTCTCTAGGAACTCCTGTTTTCGCAGAAGACTCTAAGATCACCAAGGGTTACTATACTATGGATGCAATGGGGTGTATGTTACTCCGCGAATGCACCAAAGATGTCCAGCGAGTCGAAAGTATCGCTACTATTGCTGATGTTTATCCCGACAGTGATTTTGATATTATTGCTGACGAGTTCAACAGAATGCTCGTCGCCCTTAATCAGGTCGGAGTTAAGGTGTTTCTAGCAGATGAAAGGTACTTCCCACCTGGTCATCGTGGTGTGTATCATACTGTCAGCAACAACTTCTTCCTGAATAAGACTTTCATGCACCGACCTGGTGTTCTGATGTCTGTAATGCGACATGAGGGTTGGCACGCTGCTCAGGACTGTATGGCAGGTTCTATCAAGAACTCTATGATTGCCATTATCCTACCCGAGGAAAATGTTCCTATGCTTTGGCAAGAGATGGTTAAGCGTACTTATCCACCAGCAGCACAACCATGGGAAGCAGAAGCAACCTGGGCAGGTAAGACTGAGAATATGACCATGAAAGCACTTGAGTCTTGTGCCAGAGGGACAATGTGGACGGATTATGAACCAACTCCCATGACCCTTGAGTGGCTTAAAGAAGAAGGATTTATTAAAGAGTGACTGAGTTAAAACCTCCAGTACCACAAGTAATCATGTTAGGTGTCCTGTTTTTATGTACCATTGGCATTATAATTGCAGGATACTTTCATGGTAAAATGCACCTGATTACAGTACTAAAAAACGCTTTTGGATCATGACAATACCTTTTTATGTTGAAGAACCTATTACTTGGAAAAAGATTGAGGTTCCGCCAGATATTGTTAAATATTGTGATGAATATACACTAGATGCAGATCGTGAAGATCTTCGTTACATCGACTGTGTATGGATGCATCTGGGATATTATGGTGTGCCAAAACATATTATGAAAGCAGTTCGAGAAGAAAGATCTGAACTGCCCGTAAAACCAGTCTTCAATAAATAATAACATCCCAAAATTTTGGGTAGCCAGCCAAGGGAAATTTTCTGAAGTAAACTTCACATTTATTCTTTATTTTAAAATTTCTTGTTGGAAACTAGTAACAATCAATGACTCATTTAACCAGAAATGTGTTAGTAAACACTATTGTAGCCGAAGAGATGATGGGTGTCAATGGTATTGAATACACAACACAGTTAAAAGAAACCAAACACAAGTGGGAACACTGCTCAAGTGAAGACCTTTGTAAAAGATATAATCAAATAAAACATACACATATTACTGTCGAAACACTAACACCATAAATAAAAGAGACTCGCTCTCTACTTATGATCGGAAATAAATCCAAAGCAAAAGTAGAGGAGAAAGACCGCGAAGATGATGATGGTCCTGATCGGAGTGAAATCCTTGGTAATTTAGTGAAAGTCGCAGTTCTTATCTGGTCTGCCTCCTTGCTCACATTCAGTTACGTTAGACTTCCAAACGGTCAAAAGATTTTGGATTTTGATCCTACGTTCATCGCATCGGTCTTTTCTGGATCGTTAGCTGCGTTTGGGCTCTCTCCTGCTAAGTCGGGTGGTGGAAATGGTAAAACAGTGGCAAAGAAAGAACCTGAGGTTGTTTCTGCTATTGAACCTAAGAACAAGTCTTAGTAACAATCTGAAGGATCATGAACATTTTCGACAGCAAAAAAGAACAACCTGGTGATTACTATCCAGAACCAATAACAAAAAAAGACAAACCTAAAAGGCCTTTGTTTAAGTGGGTTGCACTCACTGCAGGGGCCTTTTTTGGTGTTGCACATATCGGTGTTTTAGGGCATCTGATAAATGCCTCTAGACCAGAGTATCCCGTTATTAATTTTCCCAGTGGGGATTATTCTTCATATGAAGTAGAAGCAAATAGAGACGGGTATACAATTAAGTATAAAGCAAATGATCCTGCGATATTAGAATCACATCGATCATTGAATCTAAACAAGAATAAGCAAGGATTGTTTGGGGAACAAACTGAAATGCGAAGAGAACTTCGTACAGATCAATTCACTATGGATGGATCCCGTAACATCGGAGGTAACGTCTCAGACGCTGAGGGAAAGAACCTTGCAAAAACCGAAGAGTGTATCAGGGCGGACGCTGGCGCACGGTCTCAGGGTGCAATGGCAGGAACCGCAATTAGTGCTGGTCTTGTAGTTCCCGCAGTTTCCAGTATTCCTTACATTGGATGGTTAGCTGGTGGATGGGCACTACTCTTAGGACAGAAAGCAGGATCTGAATTAGGTTCCGAAGTTGGACAAGTATTTAATGATTGTTAATTATGCTCACTATTTTTAATTATGTCACTGCGTTTTGGAGCGTGGTGGTGATGAACTGTGTTCAACCCGTTAACTGGCAATACTGTTATCGGGTTGATCAGTGGTTAGTTCCCGAAGTCCATGAAGGGTGGAAACTATATACTGGGGAAACAATTCCTTATCAAAACGAAAAGGAGTACCTAGATGAATTTATTTCTGAGACCTCTGAATGATGTAAACGATGTTACCTGGAGTATCATCTGGAGTCTCATCATTCTTTTAGTGGGTGTTGCTTATTACATATATACTATTATGAAATTAGCATTTGAGGAATTAGAAGATGGGAGTAATGAGCCCACCAAGTCGGAAGAGTTGTTACAACTTCCGAGTGATCAAGATCAACAGAGTAGTTGATGGAGATACGATCGATGTCACGATTGATCTCGGTTTTGACCTTTATAAAAAAGAAAGAGTTCGTGTTGCTGGTGTAGATACACCAGAGAAAAGAACTAGAGACCTTGAGGAGAAAACCCTTGGAATCGACGCAACAAACTGGCTCAAAGAAAGACTGGAATCGGCTATCCGTGGTGATGATGATCTTGTCATTAGGACTGAGCTTGTTGGCGGTGTCGGGAAGTATGGTCGTCTTCTGGGGTGGTTATACATTGGGG